TGGGGATCATGCTGTAGGCCAATTGTCCTTTTTAAAACCCAAAGGGGAGGACGTGTTTTATTTATTAACGTTTTCCCTAAAGGAATCTGATAATTTTGATTACGGATCCGGAAGGTTTTTTGATTGGGGCCTAGGCCCCGAAATTAATACGCTAAATACGGATATTATTGGAGCCGTCCCTAGTTCCTTTGGGACTGATTACCGGATTATTTTGGACCACGGAACTACTAACTCAATAGCTTCCATGAAGTTCACAAAGGTAGATGACGACACCCTGGAGGTTTCCGTAAAGGAGGAGTCGGAGGTTGTCTTTTTGTACGCTTGGCATATATACGCCGAAGAGATGGGTGGCGGTTCCGGCTCCGGCGGATCCACCGGCAATTATTCGGTTATTGTTCCCGGCGATGTTTTTGATACCCAATCAGATGGAACTTCAGATGGCCATATGTACAACACTTATCATTCGGGAGGGCTTTGCGCAATAGATGGACTTACTGCGAATAAAACATTATTGTTCAATGGTCTGGTTGTTCCTTACGCCACCCAATCCCCAATGACCGGGAGTTGGCCGAGCTGGCCAGGCGGCGTGGCTAATCTTGCCTATAGGGTGGATAAGGCGTATGTCCGAAACGCTGCCGATCATGTTGCAATAATTTCACTTAGTACTGGCGGGACTGGCCAAGACTATCTTTACATACACCGGAACGATACTCATTTTTTGTACTACGGAAATTACCAATCGACCTATGCCCCGGCCCAAAACGCCGGGATTCTTTCTTCCCTACATAATGCCTCTCCGGGTTATGCCCCCAGTCATTATTTATTTGAAGTCGTAAATGGTTACGACAAGCTTGGCAATAAAGTTTAATAACAAATGGCCAATAAACGCATAAAAGATCTTTCCGACACGGCGACCTCAATGGACGCCGGGGATTACTTGGTTGTGGATGCCGCCGATGACAAGACAAAGAAGATATTGTGGTCTGATCTTTCTTCGGGGCTTGGTAGTGGAGATGTTGCTCTTCTTGTGCATGAGCATCGAGGATTTGTCGGAGGAACGCTTGGTACAGTTGGTGCAACCATCGATCACCATGAAGGAAATCCCGTGCCAAATGTTTTTGTTGGAACAGAGATTGACACAAGTAAGACTTGGCGTTTCTTTGGGTGGTCTACGGGGATAGTCTATGATAGCAACTCATCGTTGTTCCAAAATGTCGGCATTGAGATACCTGTTCTTGCTCCCGGCGATCCTGCCGGAGCTCTCTTTGGAGGTTCAATTAGCGGCGGCACCGGAGGGACTGGGTCCTTTGCTTTTATTTATTTGGGAAAAATATATTGGATTCGCAACGGGGCTGGCTCAGGCGCCCCTCCCTTCCCATCGGATGAAACTCGTCCAATTTTCATCGGGTATGGTGGAAGTGGCTCCGGCGGGGGGTCCGGCTCCGGAGGTAGTACTAGTTTTTCTTCCAGCCATATCTTTGCTGGAGGCGATTCCAATACCAAAGACTTAAAGATAGGAGACCTCCAAGGGAAGAACCAAGTGCTTATTTCGGCATCCGTAAGGTGCGATATCGGCCCCCACGCGTGGACGTCTCAGTATTTTGGAACCTTTGGGCGAAGTGATCTCAATGCTCCGAACTTCAGTGGCAACTTGAGTCCAAAAACATTAACTTTGTTTGGTTCGAGAGTCATAGGCAACACCGTTGATGCCGATCCTATACATGTGTATGCATTATATGAAGACACCCCTGTTGCTTTTGGATCGAGTAACATGTTCTCCAATAGTGTTTTTTTTAGTGGGGATGAGGTTTTTATTCGAGTAAGCAATGCGTCAAATTATGGCAATAGTGGAGAGAGAGTCGTATATTGGTCTTATACAAATTTCACTGATTCTGGTAGTTCCGGCTCCGGCGGCTCTTCACTTTCCTCAGGAGAAACCCCTCCTTCCACGGGAGACTTTTGGTACGATACGATCAACGCACAACTGTACGTCAAGGTTGATGGAGCCTGGGTACAGGCTAACGCATAAGAAACAATGCCAGCAGACATAGGAAAATTTGACGATAGACCCACTCACGGAGAGGGCGTAACCTTTACTCATAAAAGACCGGATCTTCCCGGCGAGGCATCCAGAACTTTCAAAGGAAGGATTGAGGGTGGTCAACAAGTATGGGATATTCAGGCTCCTGAATCAACCTCCGGTGGTGGCGGCTCCGGTAGTGGAGGGGTGGTGCTCAAAAAATTCGGAAATGCCACGTCTGTTGATTTAATTCAAGTTCCTGGTGATGAGGTTTGGATTTTCTTTGATTTTGGCAGTCCTGGTCCTGGGTCCAACTTCACGGTTGCCCCGAACAAGTACACGACCCAGTTTTTACAATCTGGAGCTTATCTTGTACCATACGACCCAAAAGAGCCTGAAGATTGGACGTCATATGACGACGGTCCCACTACGGTTGTGAAGATGACGGGATACGAGTATTACCCCGGAGCCGGCCTCATTGCATGGAGAACGGCGACTGGGGTACATATAGCAAATAGGGAAAACAATTGGACTAAATCCTACCACCAAATTGACACTTACACTGATAAAATCAGTATTTTTCATTATAGCCCCGGCGGCGGCTCTTCTACCGGAGCAGGAGAATTCTTGGGGAGGGTAGATTTTAATTCTGGTGGTAGTGGGAATAACTGGACCCATACGCATATAAATAATCCTGGGCATTCATTGCCGGATCCGGCTGATTTAATAATGCCCACCGCTCATAATAATTTCCCTCAAGCAGGTCCTGCTTTGGAGTTCAAGAATTTAACAAATAATACATATGTCATAGAGAATGTTGGGTATCACTATGTAGTGTCGATGAACGGTCCCGGCGAAACAGGTTATATTGATGCTGTTATTTTGCCTCCAAATACTAGAGTCGGAGTTCATGACGGGACCTATCAGGGCATGTGGAGTTCCAATTATAGTACTACATCTGTACCACCTCATTCTTGGTATATTTATAAAGGAGGGGGAAAAGAACACAGTATCGACTTCATTAAAACATTTTATTCTGATTTGCGAGATGGCCAATATGGATGGAACGAAAGTAATTACAACGAAGTAAGCTCCCTGCCCGAAGGACCCGATGGTATTTATATAGAAGGCGTAGCTATTTAGGATTAATATTTTGAAATATTTACTTGGTTTTTTAATATAACCATATGCAGTTTATTACAATTTGGGGGGCGAAGAGAAGAATCCCCAAGGTAAATAAGTATTTAATAGACTGGGAGAAGCCCAGCAGAAGCATTCTCCAGAAAAACGCAAAGGATTTTCTGTATTCATATTGGAAAAACCATGCCGTCTTCGAGGAGTTTCCCGTGGCAGGCACGAAGATGACCCTGGATTTCTATAACGCCACCAAGAAAATAGCGGTAGAAGTTCAAGGGAGACAGCACCATAAATACGTCCCTTACTTCCACGGCAAGAGAAAGATGGGTTATTTAAATCAGGTTAAGCGGGACTTAGACAAGAAGAAATATTGCGATATGAATGATATCTTGTTGGTGGAGATATTAGAGGGGGATAATTTAACTAAAGATTTGTTTAAAAAACTAGGAATGGACATATAATAGTGTAATACAAAGCATGAAAGAATTCGATCCTGACAATCTTCCTGATTTTACGATACCGGAGACCTTCTTGAATCAACTTTATGAATTCACAGGGGGAGAAGACATTGGAAAAGGATTTATATTAAGCTTCGTTGATGATTCGGGGAGAGCTTTGGTCTACAATAATAGTAGCAGTCAAATAGTTGACATGGGATTAAGAAAGGCCTTGGAAAAATACCTCGTACAGATCGAAGAGCAGGAAAACTCTATGAATAATATGGATGGGCTGGACGAAATCGAGTAATAAAAACTTGACCTTTCCGCTTGTTTCTGTTTTCATAGTAAATAATGATTTTCAATTACGAATTAGAACAGCACTTCCTAGCCTCATTGCTAAAACACCAAGAAAAATACCCGGAGATAGCTCCGTTTATTGGGGAAAATGATTTTTATTCAGATGGCACTAGCGTCCATCAAACTATATTCTGTTTATTAAGAAACGCTCTTGAGTCTTGCGATGGTATAGATCATGTGATTTTATCTGAGCGAATTAATTCTCTCGGCATATCCTTTGAAGATAACATAAACGTTTCGGATTACCTCAAAGCCCTTTCAATGAGGAAGACGTCTCCTGAGAGTGTCATTAAATCCGCAAAAGAATTAAAGAAGATCACGGTTAGAAGGGAAATATCTGAAACTTGCCAAACAGTTTCTAAAAAGATGAAAAATATGAGCGCCGATTCTAGTTATGAAACTATAGTTTCGGAGGCGGATAAACTATACAATGAACAAATAAGTCTTTACGACTCTTCCGATAATGTTCCTGAAAATCTTTTTGAGACAATGGAGGAATTCGTAGAAGAGAGAGGGAATAATCCTATTTCTGATTTTGGATACGAGGGTCCCCATGATAGACTTCATCAAATTTACGGTTCTCTATTGAGGCCCGGAGACATAACTGTCATTGTTGCTAGATCAGGAGTAGGAAAGACTACGTTTTGTTTGGATTTCGCAACAAAAGTCTCTCAAAAACATAAAAATGTTCCTATTCTTCACTTTGATAACGGAGAAATGAGCAAAGAGGACTTGATGTGTCGCCAATGTGCGTCCTTAAGTCGCGTTCCCATGCACCTAATTGAAACAGGAAACTGGAGAAATGCCGGTAAAGAGGTGTGCAAGCGCGTCAGAGGCGTTTGGCCTAAGGTTCGTGACATGAACCTCCATTATTACAATTGCGGGGGAGATACGGTGGATTCTATGGCAAATTCGATTCGTCGTTTTTATTATTCCAAGGTGGGGAGGGGAAATCCCATGATATTTAGCTTCGATTATATTAAAACCACTTCAGAAAAGGCAGCTTCTTCCAAAGGGGAGTGGCAAATAGTAGGGGAAATGGTGGATAAGTTCAAAAGATTAATACAAAAAGAGCTTTCTTTTGAGAATGGTCCGACTGTCTCTATGATTACAAGTGTGCAGAGCAACAGATATGGAATAACAAACAATAGGAATTCCAGTAATGTGGTAGATGATGAGAGTATAGTGTCCCTTTCAGACAGAATAACCCAGTTCTGTTCCCATATGTTTATCCTAAGGCAAAAAGTCACTGAGGAATTAGTGGAAGATAATAATTTTGGTTCTCATAAATTAATTAATGTAAAGGCGAGGCATTTAGGTCAAGATATTGATGGAGCTATTCAGCCCATTAGAATGGAAGATGGCTCTTTGAAGAAAAATTTTATTAATTTGGATTTTAGTAATTTCGGAATCACTGAAACAGGAGATCTTCGAGACTTACTGGTTCACCGTGGAGTTGGAGACCATCACCCAGATACAGACCATGACGACGACGTTCCAGACTTATTCAGAGATAACAACTGAGGAAATCAAAGAGATTCTTCAGTCTTTAGGCTAC